GCGGCCAGAGAGATCGACACCCTAACCAAGCAAGTGGAAAGCCAGAAGGAAGAGATAGCGAGTTGGCATACTTCACAAGATAAAAAACTAGGTAGGGTTATTGTTGAGACTACGGAAGCAACAGCCACACGTTGCGCTGAGATAGCAGATGAGTTACTGCTTTTTGGTAGATGTAATGAAACGAGGTATTATAAAGCCAATGTTGCCTCAGCTATCCGCACTGAATTTCAACTATCAAAGGAGGAATAGATGAGCGCTAAAAAGATATACTTAGGAATGAGAGAGATCATAAGCGCTAAAATGCGTGGCAAGGCCGTTAACGTAGATGGCGAGTCAACTAAGGGTGGTGGTAACGTAGGCGACAATGTTCTTTGGGCGTTCAGCGTTAAACGCTACCACGACTATCTATCAGAGCAACACCAGGATGCACTAGATAAAGTGTTATGGCAATACAACCTACCAGCAAGCCCTAAAGAGGTGATGTTATCTGACGAAGCACTGGATAAACTAGAGGAAACAATACCGAGAGAGTTAGTAGATTGTCACTTTTTTTACGAAAACTTATAATAACACTTGACAAACGACCATGTTCTATGATACAAATAGGGTACTTTTTTAGAGTAGCGACTTTTTAGAGCGCCAGAGCGTCTGAGAATGCCAGAGCGCCAAACATACTGAGCGCCAGAGAGCGCCAACTTTTTCATAATTCTCCTTGTATTAGCCTCGCTCCCATCCACCTCCAATGGTAGAGCGGGGTATTTTTTTGTAGTCCTCGGCAACGAGCTTGAGTTTAGTGGGGTTTTACTTGGTCGTTTACCCTCACGAACCGGCCTAGCCCCACCGCAACGGGGCTTTAACTTTAAACAACCGGACTTGCACCCCGCAAAGGTGCTAACTCTTACGAAAGAAGCTAATGGAAAAGTGTGACCAAAACTGCGAGATAGAAGAATGCTGCGCCGCATGTATCGACAGGGAGAATTGTCCTAACGGTAGTCGGCGTTGTGACGTTTATACATTTCGTGGTGAAGGTACGTGTAAAGACCCAGATCGCAAACGGGATGTAGGGTTTATACGAACAGAGCGATTACCTTTTGTGGATATGACATGATGGGTCATAAGGAAAAACTAAAAGACGGTGCTGAGTACGACGTTGTAACTGGCTGGCGTAATGTCATGTGTTATACAAGTCGTGCCGGAGTCTGTAAGAAGATAAAAAAGCAGATGAACCGCAGAATACGCAGAGAAAGTAAGCGAATTGAACACGATGGGTAAACGAGCAACTAAGGAAGTCTGCGTTGAGATGGAGGCAGAGATCAATGAGGAAGGGCTGGTTGATATTATTCTTCATACCGATATTGTCGATGACTTCACCGGCTTGTGTGCCGAACCACCAGGAATGCCAGAAGCAGACAAACCTCGCTACAATTAATTTTGACGCTTGCTCTATCTCCCTACAAGGTTGCGCTCAGGCATACGAAGACCTAGCGCTTCAATACAACGTACTGGTAGAGGTTAGCAAGGCGTTATATCTCAACAACGAACAATGTATGGCAGAGTTAGAGAAGTTTAAGCCGACGATATAGAAAGGTTAAGGAGATGACAGAGGAAGAGTATATTCTCGTTACCAACCTTGCTAAAATGAGAGCAGTTTCTAATTTATTCAGAGACTGTCTATTTATCGACACTATGATAGTCAGTGATTACCAGCGTGGTGAATGTACTAGGCTTATCTATGGTATAACTGAGGCGTTAGAGCAAGCTGTTTCTAAGATAGAGTTCACCAATGGAAATTAACCTAGAAGACCTCATAGCACTATCAAGACCAGAAGCGTTAGACATGCTCAGGCAGATAGAAGAGCTACAAGAGGACGCATTCGACGAAGGCTTAGTAACCGGCATTAAACTGAACGACGAACCATGTGTAGAGTTTGAGAAGTCAAGCGGTTGCGTTTTCACGGACATAGACGCATGTGGCACAGACTGCTGTAAGGTGACGACAGAAACTAAGTAGTTGCAAATAAAACAACAAGTGTATGGCCTACGACTCCAATTGTATGGTTATACGCACCATTGGAATAGAAAGCGTATAACATGGCAAACAATACCTACACTTGCCTACATAAGAAGTGCGGCAAGACATTCGACAAACTATGCGACTCCGACTTTACGACTTGTGAGTGTGGAGCATACGCCACGAAATTGATAGCAGTGCCAGCTAAAACTAGAGTAGGTAAATACGGAAAGGCTGGTGGCTTATGAGTTGGGGCGAAGCAATCATAATCATTATACTTCTATACGCATTCTTTACAGACGGATAACAGATGAACGGAAAGAAAGCCAAGAGACTACGCAAAGCCAAGAAAGCAATGGAGAAGTATATTAAACAACTCTTAGACAATATGGAGCAAGAGTAAACTGAAAGGGTAAGGGTATGGCTGACGATATTTGCAGATGCCAGGATAGCGACGGTGTTGAATGTGGCCGCGACCTAACAGACAAAGAGATAGAGCAAGATGGTATGTGTCAAAACTGCGGTGATAACTTATGGGCAGAGATAGCATACGATATTACTTGGACGCATAACTAGGGGATTGGTGAAGAGGCTTAACACACTTGGTTTTGATCCAAGCATTCCGCAGGTTCAAATCCTGCATCCCCTTCCAATAGAAAGATGACGTTATGGAACAGACATGGTTGTTTGTAGTATGGTTACTTGGTGGCAGTATTTGCATGTCATTATCACATATAGTTTGCCTCCACTTTCTTGGTTACGGAAAAGACGATGGAGCTTATAGTATCAGCAGTCTTATCACTGGTGCGTTCTATGTGTGGATAGCTATTAAACTATGGCCGTTCTAAGTTAATTACTTAAAGGAACTTGTTATGGGTAGAGGAAACCCAAATATAAAAGACCACGCTCATAAAGGCGGAAGACCAAAAGGCTCAAAAGACAAAGTTACCAAGAACCTAAAGCAAATGGTTCTCAACGCTGCCGAAAGGCTTGAGAAGGAAGACAAGAGCTTATACGACATAGCTAAGGATGAACCAATGTGGTTCTACGCTAACTTCGTAAAACCCATGCTGCCGAAAGACGTAATTGTAAGCGGTGACGAAGACAACCCGCTAGTCAATAGAATCGAGTTTACACTTGTCAGACCAGAGGATAGCTAAACTACAAATACCAGAGTGCTTTGAGTTCCTACTTGAGCCGCACAGATATAAAGTTGCTTACGGTGGCCGAGGTGGTGCAAAGTCATGGGCATACGCTAAGACGCTCCTGGCGTTAGCTGTATCGAGTCCTTTACGTATTCTCTGCGCTAGAGAAGTACAGAAGTCTATCAAGGAGTCTGTTCACCAGTTACTAGAAGACCAAATCAAAGCGTTAGGCTTATCGTCACACTTTGAAGTACTCAAGACAGAGATTAATTGTGTCAACGGTAGTAAGTTCATCTTCAGCGGCTTATCAGACCAAACAGCAACGTCTATCAAGTCGTTTGAAGGTATTGACAGAGTTTGGGTAGAGGAAGCACAAGCAGTCACCAAGCGCAGTTGGGAAATACTAATACCAACTATTCGTAAGGAAGGCTCAGAGATATGGGTTAGCCTCAACCCTGACTTAGAAGAAGACGAAACCTATCAACGATTCATAGTTGACCCACCTGACAGCGCAAAGGTTGTTAAGGTAGGTTGGCGAGATAACCCTTGGTTTCCCGATGTACTTAAAGATGAAAAAGACTATCTGGCAAAAGTCGATCCAGACGCTTACTCCCACATTTGGGAAGGCAACTGCGTCTTACACTCAGACGATCAAGTACTTGCCGGTAAAGTCTCAATAGAAGAGTTCACACCAGAAACAGAATGGGATGGGCCGTATCTTGGTGCTGACTGGGGATTTAGTCAAGACCCGACGACATTAGTTAAATGCTGGATAAATGGCAGGTCGTTGTATATAGAACATGAAGCATGGGGCTTAGGCGTTGACATAGACGCAACACCATCGCTATTCGATTCAGTTCCTGGTGCTAGGCAATACATGATTACTGCTGATAACGCTCGACCTGAGACTATCAGTTACATGAACAAGCATGGCTTTAAAGTTAGATCGTGTGAGAAGGGCAAAGGCTCAGTAGAAGACGGTGTTGCTCACATGAGAAGTTACGAAGAGATTGTTATTCATCCACGTTGCAAGTACGCTATCGAAGAGTCAAAGCTCTATCGCTACAAGAGAGACAGGCTGACGAATGAAGTTACGACGGTCATTCTTGATAAGCACAATCATATTATGGACGCTATCCGTTATGCTCTTGAGGCTATTATGAAATACGGCAAGCGGAAGCATAAACCAGCACCGCCAAAGAGACGTGGTAGTTGGCAGAGCATGTGAATCCTCTTGACATTTACTACCAGATATGTTATAAGTACCGGAATTAACTTTAACCTTCCAATGACTGTCGTGACGACGAGCCAGTAGGAAATTAAATGTCCAAAAAAGACGATGAATTACTAAGATTAGCCAAAGAGCGTTATCAAGAAGCGTCCGAGGCATGGGAAGACAACCGCCGTGCTGCTGAAGACGACTTTAAGATGCTTGACGGTCAGCAATGGGATGATGCCTCGCTACAAGACCGTGAAGATCGCCCATGCTTGGTCATTAATAAGTTAGCCGGTGTTCAAAAGCAGATTACCGGAGACCAGCGCCAGAACCGCCCTTCTATCAAAATCCAACCTGTAGACTCCGAATCAGACCCAGATGTAGCCGAAATATACACAGGGCTTATCAGAAACATCGAACAGCAATCAGACGCTGAATCAGCCTATGATACGTCATTTGAGCAATGCTCAGGTGGTGGTTTCGGTTTCTTCCGTATTAATACCGACTATGCTAGTGATGACGCTTTTGAGCAAGATATTACAATAGAGCGCATCCTAGACCCCTTCTCAGTCACTTACGATCCCTATGCTAAACGCCAGGACAAAGAAGACGCACGATATGTCTTTGTAGAGGAAACTTTAGCTAAAGCAGAGTTTGAAGCCCTCTATCCTGACGCTGTTCCTGCTAATTGGGAATCATCCTATGCCGACGACCAATCACAATGGTACACAGGTGAGCATGTCAGAGTTGCCGAGTATTGGTACAAGGAAGAGTACGAGAAGCTCATTTACCAATTAGAGTCCGGTGAGGTTGTCTCTGCCGAAGAAGTAAAAGACGCTATCAACGAAGACGAAGGCGGTAAATTTCTGATTGACGCTCAAACTGGTCAGCCTGTTCGTATCGTTAAAGAACGCAAAGCCACTTGTAATAAGATTAAGTGGTGCTTGATGACCGGCCACAAAATCCTTGAGAAAGCCGATAGAGACGGTAGATACATTCCAATCGTCGGTGTTTGGGGTGATGAACGATGGGTAGACGGCACGATGATTTACAAGTCTGCTATCCGTGACGCTAAAGACGCTCAGAAGATTTACAACTGGATGCGGTCTACAGCAATCGAAACAGTAGCACAAGCGCCACGTCAGCCGTATATGGTTACTGACGCTATGATAGACGGACATGAGGCTGAATGGGATGATATGCATCGCGTTCCTAAGCCTTACCTGAAAGTCAACGCAACTCCTGACGGACTACCTACCAGACTTGGCGGCTCAGTGCCTGACATTGGAGCGCAAACAGAAGCTAGTATCTCTGCTGACGACATTCAATCTACTACCGGACTTTTTAACGCTTCGTTAGGTGCGAGGTCGAACGAGACTTCCGGTAGAGCTATATTGATGCGGCAACGTGAAGGTGATGTTGCTACTTTCGTTTACATGGATAACCTGAGTAGAGCTCTACGTCATGCCGGTAGGATTATGGTTGACTTGATCCCGTACATCTACGACACCGAAAGAGTGGTTAGAGTTCTTGGTGAAGATGGTGCAGAAGAGTTCCACGAAGTCAATAAGACCGTACTCAATCAAGCCGGTAAGCAGGTTATCAATGACCTGACACGTGGCAAGTATGATGTTGTTGTAAATGTCGGCCCAGCCTATTCGACACAAAGGGTTGAAGCCGCAGACGCTATGATGCAATTCGCTCAGATGAATCCGCAATTCGGCCAGAACTTCATGGACTTGATTGCTAAGAATCTTGATTGGCCTGGAGCTGAAGAGATTGCCAAACGAGCAAAGAAGTTGTTACCTCCTGGATTGATCGAGCAAGACTTGAACGATTTAAGCCCAGAAGAGCAACAGGCGATGCAACAGCAACAACAAGAGCAACAGAAACAAGCGCAGATACAAGAAGCGCAATTGCGGATGGCTATGCAAGGCCAGCAAATAGACCTCAAGACTAAAGAGGTTGAGCTTGCCAAGATGCAACTAGAGATGGCTAAAATTCAGGCTGACACTGTTAAGACGCAAGTTGAGACAGAAGGCGAAGACTTAGATAACGTGGTTACGGAAATCAAAATACAACAGGACTTGGGCGCTTTAGGCAAGCCCGCAAAAGAGGTGAACTAAATGGGATCATACGGTAACGATAATTTAATGTTTGTCAGTAGGTGTTCGTTTATTACCACTGATGGTACTAGCGATGCTGGGCTGACATTGAGCAAAGACACGAAAGCAGTCACGTTTTACGCATTGGCTGACGCATGGGCGCAAGTTGCCGCTGTTCCGGTGGCCGCTGCTACTACGGAAAAGGTGTGGGGCGATTCAATCTTCCTCCCTGCTGGCGTAATGGTTGATTATCCTGTACCTGCTGGCACTGACGCTGTACCGATGAAAGTCGCGTTAATTCAAGACTCTGCTTCCGCTAATTGCTACGTATACGAGCGCAAGGATTAAACAATGCCATATCGTAACGCACTAAGAGACAACTTCCGCAGGTATATGGACGTTAACGACGCTGAGATGCGCCAGTATGCCCAACAGTACGCCCAGAGGTATCAACCACAGGGCTATTATGCTGCCGCTGAAGAGGTTGAGCCGCTGGATATGGGCGAATTAGTGTTCCCCGAAAATGGCGAGCCGTATATCCTAGGTAGTGCTCAAGACCCGAATATGCAACAAATGGAGCCGATGCAAGGCGCTGGTATGGCTATTCCGCAACAACCTGAAACTTACTACGAAGCCGAAGATATTTTCGACAACATCAACGCCAAGAAACGAGCAATCGCTGAAGCACTTAGAGGACAGTAATGCCCAACGCTCTACGAGATACCCGCAGAATATCACACGGCAATCCTTGGGATAAAAGGAATACTGCCGACGTTTGGCAAGGTGTGAAGGATGCGTATATCAATTCTATTCAAGCGGCTCCTGAATGGTTGCTAGAGCAGATGGCTCCACAAGACCCGTACACTCCTGGCGAGTTACGAGAAACACCACGCGGCGCTGTTAGGTCGTTAGGTTTGCACAGAGAGCAAGATATAGCACAACGCTCGCAGGATATTGGCCGAGATTACAAACAAGGGTTGGATTACGGCACAGGGTTGGGGATGGTTGCTGACCCGTATATTGACGGCCCGTTTGCTATTGCCGGTGCTTTGAGTAAGTTTGGTAAGTTGGCACACCCTGCTAAACGTGGAAGTGGTAACGCTTTGAGTAGGTTGGTTAGAGATGAACGAGGGGCTTTGGATGGCGAGAAGGTGGGGGCGTTCAAAACAACCGGAAACCCGCCAGAAGGGTACAGACGCACCACACTAAAAGAAGGAACAGGCACAAACAACCTCGACGAAATATGGGGTGAAAACGCTAACATAGATAGTGATGCTGTTGCAGAATACATGCGGAAGTATAAAAACGGTGAACCAGTAGAGCCACCGATGATTCTTGCCGCAGACGCAGATAGTGGAGCAATGATATACGACGGTCATCATAGATTGGTAGCCGCAGAAAAACTTGGGATATTAGACGAAATACCGATAGATATTAGATAACCCACCTCATAAGAGGGCAATGTACTTGTTCATACTAACAAGGCGAAAGGAAACACGATGGAAGAGCAAGAAGTAGTACCAACGGAAGAAACCGTTGCAGAAGAGGTCGTTGAAGAGCAGGTAGAAGAGACCACTACCGAAGAAGCCGTTGAAGAAGAAGTTGTCGAGGAAATAGAGCAAGCGGAGCAAGAGGTAGACGAACCAAAGAAAGCCGCACTCCCTAAAGGCGTTCAGAAGCGCATCGACAAGATCACACGGCAAAAGTACGATTTAGAAAGAGAGCTTCAGGCGGCTCAGCAACAATTAGCACAACGTCCTGCACAACCGACCAACACAGCAAAGCCTACACTAGAGCAGTTTGACTACGACGACGAAAAGTACGTAGACGCTTTGACTGACTGGAAGGTTCAAGAGGCTATTAAAAGCCAAGCAAAACTCACCGCAGAACAACAAAAGCGGGCGCAACAAGAGCAAGTGTATCAAGACTTTGAAAGTAAACGGCAGTCTACTTTAGTCCAGGGTGTAACGGCATACGATGACTTTGAAGAAGTCGCGATTGAAAATCCAGACCTTACGATTACACCGCAAATGGCAGACATTATCACCGATTCAGAAATCGGGCATGAGATTGCTTATTACTTAGGCAGTAATATTAACGAGTCGGACGCTATTAGCAAAATGCATCCTCTCAAGCAAGCTGCCGCAATCGCTAAACTGGAAATTAAACTAGCATCTAAACCAGCAAAGAGAGTCAGTAATGCTACTGCTCCGATAAAGCCGGTTGGTGCTAAAGGTTCAACACCAACTAAACTTGACCCGACAAAAGACTTCGCAAAATGGGCTGCGGCTCGTAATAAGGAAGAGTTCGGGCGATAAAAGGAATAAATCATGGCTAATTCACTTTTGACAATTGACGAGATCACAGCAGAAAGTTTGCGTGTTCTCCACAACTCCCTGCCGTTTATCAAGAACATTGATAAGCAGCACGACAAAGACACCACTATTGCCGGACGGCCTCGCGGTGCTTCTTTGCGTATCAAGCAACCTAACCAGTACACAGTCCGTAGTGATTGGACTCTGAACGCTCAAGATCAGTCAGAGCAATCAGACACACTGACCATCGGTTCGGTACGTGGCGTTGACATGAACTTTACCGATGCTGATTTGGCAACGGACATTACAGAGTTCTCCAACCGCTTTATCACTCCTGCTGTCAAGCGTCTCGCTTCTGAAGTAGATAGCGTTACTTTCACTAAGATGGTTAAAGCAACTTACAATCAAGTTGGTACTCCGGCAACGACTCCGGCTTCTGCTCAGGTATATCTGGACGCAATGGCCAAGATGAGCAACTTCGCCGCACCTCTTGATGGTCGCTGTACTGTCATTAACCCTGTTGCTCAAGCTCGCACAGTTGACGGTCTGAAAAGTCTGTTTAACAACGCTAGTGAGATCAGCAAGCAATACACTACCGGCCAAATGGGTATGGCGCTAGGTTCAGAGTTCTTCATGAGCCAAAACGTTCCTGTTCTGACCACTGGTAGCCGTGTTGGTACTATCGTTGTTGACGGTACTGTTGCAACTGCTGGAAGCACTGTCATACATTTAGACGGGTTTACGAACGCGACGGATACGATCAAGCAGGGCGAGACGTTTACGGTTGCTGGTGTTTACAGTGTTAACCCAGAAACCAAGCAGTCTACTGGCCAGTTGCAAGATTTTGTTGTAACCGCTGACTTTACTGCTGTTTCTAACGAAGGTGACGTAAGCGTATCTCCGGCAATGTACACTTCTGGCGCACTGCAAACCATCGACGCATTCCCGCAAGATGGCGCTGCTATCGTATTCAGTAATGTTGCTTCTGCTGCTACTACCGACGCTACTGACTACCCGATTAACCTTAGCTTCTGCAAAGACGCATATACTTTTGCAACTGCTAAACTCGAAATGCCTTCGGACGTGTCGTTTAAAGGTCAGATGGAGCAAGACGGTTTGAATATTCGCTTGCTGCGTCAGTACGACATTAACAACGCTCAACATCCTATGCGCCTTGATATTTTCTTCGGCTCATTGGCACAGCGTCCTTCGCAAGCATGTCGGATTATCGGCTAACACTAACATGGGGCTGTTAACTCAGCCCCTTAATTAAAAGGAATATATCATGGCAGGTGAAGTTATTGGTAAAGGTCTGAGTGATGGCGCAACGTTTGGCTCATCGACATCAGAAAAAGTTAGTCTGTATGGTGTGACTCCGGTTGCACAACCGACTATGACAGTAACGGTTGGAACTGACGTTGCTACCGTTATTTTGGAACTGGCTGAAATTCGTGCAAAGCTTGTAGCTTTTGGACTGATTGACGCTTAAATGAAGGTTTATATCGGTATTCCGATGTATGGGGGGGCGGGTGCAGAGTTCATCCGCTCCCTCATGATAACCCGCCTTATCCTGGATAAACTAGGCTATACGGTGGAAGTTGACATGCACACTGGTTGCTCAGTGTTGCCGAAAGCCCGTAACGAGATAGTCAAGCGTTTTATGGATAGCGGGTTTGATGTACTGTTTTTCATTGACTCAGATATGGCATGGGACGTTTTAGATTTTGTCAAGTTAATTAAGTCAGAAAACGATTTTTCAGCATGTGCATATCGTAGTAAAAGCGAAGACGTTACTTATCATTGTGTAACAAACGATACATTAGGCGATTGGATTAAAGCTGATGCAGTAGGTACTGGCTTTATGTGCCTGAAACGCAATGTGATCGAAAGAATGATTAACAGATACCCAGAAACACTATACGAGAATGAAGGTGAAAGATTCCACGCTTTATTCGACTTCCAACTACACGGTGGAAGGTATTGGGGCGAAGATTATACGTTTTGTAGGCGCTGGCGTGACGTAGGAGGCGAGATAAACGTATTAACGGACGCTACTATTAAACATATCGGTGAGAAGGCTTACACAGGCAACTACGCCGAGCATAAGAAAGGCTAAACAGATGTACATGTGGCTATATAAAGAAGACTTGGCAAGTGGAGTTAAAGTACGACTTGACGAAGTAGATGAATATATTAAAGACGGATGGCTAGACACTCCCGACAAGTGGGGCAAGAAAGACGTTCAGCCTGTTGACGGCTGGGAAGTCGAAAAGGTATCTGTCAAGGTCGAAAAAGTACCAGTTAAGGTTGAAGAAGTCGAAGAAGAAGAATGCTCACTTGAAGACATGGATAAAAGCGAACTTCTACAGTACGCTAAGGCGCTGTTTGAGGTCGATTTAGATAAGAGAAAAAGCAAGCCAAACCTAATTAAAGAGATAGAGGCGTTAGAAAATGGCTAAAGTTGCTGAATTAATAGAGGGATCATTTAGACTAGGTAACATAACTCCTGCCGGTGAGTCTCTTGAGGCTTTCCAGACTGCGGAAGGGTTGCGTGTACTTAATCAAATGCTCGCTGCTTGGTCTGTAGACCGTCAAGGCGTTCATGCTATCACTAAAGAGACTCTTTCTATTGTTTCTGGAACGTCTGAGTATGCCATTGGTAGTGGTGCTACTTTCGACACTACGAGGCCCAACAGAATCACGTTTGCTTTCGTAAGAGAGAATAACCAGGATTACCCCGTTAAAATAATGGATAGAGAGTGGTACGCAAGCCGCTTGAATAAGTCTGGATCAACTGGCAGACCTTACGAGGTATTGTATGAGCCTACCTATCCTAGCGGTACGCTTACTTTCTACCCGCAACCAGACAGCAATTACGAATTACACTTGCATAGTGTTAAACCTTTGGCTGTTTATAGCTCTGCTAACGACGACTTGAATTTACCACCTGAATACGAGCAAGCCATTGAATACAACTTGGCTATTGCTATTGCCAACAGATATGGTGAGACAGTCGGACAAGAGACGGCTATGGTTGCTGACGATTCGCTTAAAAAGTTAAAGAGACTACACACTACTCCTACTAAACGAACTAAAACAAGAATAACCAGTGCTGGCGTTAACCGTGATTACGATATAACCGGCGATTACTTTTACGGATAAGGATTAAATATGTCTACCAGAGCCTTACAAGATAGCATGATGCTGTTAGGGTATCGCGATCCAACAACAGACGAATGGTTAGCCTCCGGTACTGTTGAGTTTTACTCTGCCGGTACATTGAACGCTAAGAACGCATGGGAAGATAAAGACAAAGCCTCTGCGATTACTTCCGTGACGTTGGATAGTTCAGGCCAAGCGCAAGTGTATCTTGACGGGGTGTATAAGTTTATCGTCAAGAACGCAGCTGGCACGACTCGCTACACACTTGATAACCTAAAGTTTCAGGCAAGGAATACATCAACTGTTGAAAAGACGGCTAATTATCAAGCTACGGCAGACGATGATTATATCTTAGGCAAGACTGATGGCGGGACATTTACCATCACCCTCCCCCCAGTCAGCACCGCCGTGGCTCCCATCACGATTAAGAACACGGGTTCTTCTAGCACTGTTTTGACTATTGATGGCTCTGATTCAGAAACTATCGACGGAGTTGCATCACAAACATTAGCAGACGGTGGTAGCCAGCAATACGTTACAGACGGGGTTCAATGGTATGGTGCTGGCGTTTCTACAGGTATTGCATACACATCTACCTCTTTGTTATTTGGGACAACAATAACAGCAACCGTCGGTGGTAGTTCAACATCACTAGAAGCAACAGGAGTTGAGGCAACAGACGGAACGCTTGTTTTGAGCGGTGGTACAGACGGAACAGACGCGACCTTCACAGGTGATGTGACAGGTGATGTGACAGGTGCATTAACAGGCAATGCTGACACAGCAACTCTAGCTACTACGGCAACTAATGTAACAAGCGCATCACAGGCAGAACAAGAGGCGGCTACATCAACAGAAAAAGCTGTTACCCCAAGTGTGCAGCAATCGCATCCATCAGCGTGTAAAGCGTGGGGTGATATTACAGGAACAACAGTTAGCGCAGGATATAATATTTCTAGTGTTTCAGGAACAACGACTAAAACTGTTAATTGGGCTGTTGACTTTTCAAGTGCTGATTACGCTGTTACTATAACTCCATATGTAGGTAGTGCTGCTGTTACAGGAGTTAATATAACATCACAATTAGCAGGTTCCATTTCTTTCACTTTTTACACATATGATGCTTCAACTTTAGACAGCGGCGTGACATTACCTTTTTATATTACAGCATTTGGAGATCAGTAATGCATTATATCGTAAAACATACAGATGGCAGTTTTTACCCATTCGGCACCGGCCCTTGCGGTAAAACAGAAGCAGAGATATTAGAAAGCGATATACCTGCTGCGCATGAGTTTAAACAAACCACAGCAGAAGCGTTAAGTAACTCCGACGATTTAGGTGCTTTATGGGCAAGTATTTAATAAATGTCCTTATAGGGTTAGACCAATTCGTTAACGCTATCCTTGCCGGTGATCCAGACGAAACTATCAGCAGTCGGATAGGTAAGACTAAGCACCGGCATAATGGTGTTATCCCTTGGCGTTATCCGTTACGGAAAGTAGTAGACTATTTTTTAGAGTCAATCGACGAAAACCATTCTATTGATTCCATAGAGCAAGATGAGGGCCATTAATGCCTACTTTACCGATACCATTCAGCGGAAGCAATAAAAACACCGATAGCAAGTTTTTAAACGGGATTAACTACACTTGCAAGAACGGTGTTGTTGACGAACTTGGTAATTTAACACGTCGTCCAGGTCAGTCACTTTTCGTTGACTTAGGCACTGCTGCCGCTGTTGTCGGTGAGTTCTACTCTCCCAAGCATAATATTACTATTTCCGTATCCGGCCAGAAGATATTTACAGTTGACAAAACTGGCACGAAAACAGATATAACCGGAGATGGCATACCTGAGCTAGGCAGTTTAGTAACCTTCGGAGACTTCGGTGATTTTGTGATGGCGGCTAATGGTGGTAGGATTATAAGAATACCGCTAGATTTAACTGCCGTCATTACGCTATCAAATGGCTCTTCAGATTTATGGACAGGTTTTGATGTAGAGTTATCTGATGGCGCAACAGACCTATGGACTGACTCACCAACAACAGCAGGAGAGTATTATTACACTGGCACAGACGCACCAAGGACACCTGACTCGATAACCGCCGGTGGCGTTACTTTGACTTTGGGTACTCTAGGTTCATTGGTAGATGGTGAATACGCATGGGGAGACCAAGATACTCTAGGTGCCAACACCCTATACGTTAAGGTTGCTACGGGTGATCCAGACGGGCAAGCATCTGGCTATATTAAGGCTGTATTTGGTGAGTATTATTATACAGGTTCAGCTTTAGTTAGTAAGCCAAATATTGTAAAAGTAAATAGCGTATCACTTACAGAAGGTACTGTCGGTTCTTTGGTTGACGGTGAATATGGGTGGGGCGATCAGAATAGCCTTGGCAGTAACACTTTATACATTAAAACAACCAATAGCGACCCAGACGCAGAGGCTTCTGGATTTGTCACAGGTGTTATTAATAAAACAGATTACCTTCAAAACTCTTCATGGCCGACACAAGTTACCCACGTTGCTGTTATCAACCGCAGATTAGTTTGCAATGACTTAGCGTTTGACGCACGTTTTCATTATTCAGAGGCCGGTGACGGAACTGTTTATAGCGGATTTGCTACTGCTGAAGCGCAAAACGATAAACTGTTAGGGCTTTATGTAGAGAATGACCGCTTAATGCTGTTCGGTGCTAACACGCTAGAAAGTTGGCGGGATAATGGTTCTACTCCGTTCGTTCCAGAATCACAGGAATATACGCAACGTGGCGTTATATCAAAACACGCTACAGCCTATTGCCGTGATCGTTGGATATGGTTAGACGAATACAAACAACTCGTTATGCTAAACGGTAATCAAGCCGTAGCCCTCCCACAACAGAACGCTAGAGGTTTAACTAAGTTCCTGCAAGAGTTGGATTTAACGGACGCTAGAGGGCGCTACGTTGTCTCTGCTGGACGTTTTTACTACATGTGCCTATTACCAAAGGCTGAGAAGTCGTTTCTATACGACATAGACAAAGACGAATGGTACGAGATTAGTTATTGGGATGAATTGAACGCAGAAGACGAACTATACAGGGCTTTCTCTTCGACTTACGCTTCCGGTGAAGGTTGGGGCCAGATGCTCATTGGTGATAGCAAGTCTGGCAAGATTTACAGTTTTGACACTAACACTTATACAGATAACGCAGAAACTATCAGAACTGTATTAACAACTGGGTATATTGATCGTGGCACGTCTGAAAACCGCAAGAAGACTTCACGTATCTCCGGCAGGATTGAGATAGACAACGTAACAGTTGCAGACCCGTCTTTGATTATGTCTTTTAAATGGCGTAACGAGAATACAAACACATGGTCATACAGACCGATTAAATTATACAAGTTATCGAATAATCAATTCAGATATTCCACTACTGGATTAGGTCAATACTATATGCGTCAATACGAATTAGAGATAACTTCAGACGCACCATTTACCATGTCACCAATGATGGAAACCTTTGAGGTGGTTAGATAATGGATTTATTCGTTACACCACCTAAAGCATTCAACAACATTGATCGCTGGCGGCAACGCATTAGCGAACTATTAAACCAATCGGCATACGGTGGGTTTGAAAAGCATCCTGGCCCCAAAATGACTGCGGCTTCCGTTACTGTTCCGACAGGTACGATTACATCCGGTACGGTTGCAGATACATACACTAAGAACCAAGTTTATCTGACTGTTCAAGAAGAAAACGGTGGTGGAACTGGCGAGAGATTTGACATACAGTTTTCGTTTACCGGCCTTGTTAATCCACCTGAGATAATGTCTTTTCTTGGCTATTATGAAGGGAACACAGGACATGGCGTATTTCTGTATATCTGGGATTTTGTAGGTTCTGCTTGGGATAGAGTTACAGTTGCTGGTACAGACTTCCCATCCACTTCAGCAGAATACTCATTGACTTTCAATTTACCAACTGACGCTAAATATATTTCTGCCGGTGAAGTCCGTTTAAGAATTTACCATAGTTCCGCTCCTAATAAAACGCACTTTATGTACGTTGACTACATTTCAATCGAAGAACCGACTTACTACGTTGTAACCGCTGGAAGTTACACTGATGTAACCAACATAACAGCATATCCAAATAAAGGCGTTACGATAAACGAGGCGACCGGAGAAATAACAATCCTTCAAACTGGTAACTATGAACTGTCAGTTACTTCGTGTTTCGCAGGTGATATTGCGTCATACGAGTTAGGGCTGTTTATCAACGATTCTGAAGTAAAAGACCTTTGGGATCGAGACATAACTGCTTTAGGTGTTATCGGCTCTAGTTCCGGACGGTACAACGCAAAATTAGAAGCCGGTGACGTTATTAAACTAGCGTTTACAGCAGACAAAGACGATGCTCATATTTCGTTATATGATTTAACATTAAATATAACGCAGAAGCAGATTTAAGGAGTAAAGCATGGCCGTAGACAACACAACAACAAATTTTCTAAGTGCTAACAGTGGTATGTATGCCGGTGGTGTAGGTGGTGGCAACCACGACTGGACTAACCATGATTGGAGTTGGCAAGATAGTTTCTCCCCTGGTCAAGGCCATTTAGCCACTGGGGCTGGATATGATCTTGGCTCAAATACAGGCCAAGCTATTTCTACTATTGGCGATCCGCTAGACCTTTTCGGTAATCGTGCTAAGTATGCCCAAGAGCAGACACAAGCAATTGCCAGAGGTTCGGCAGAGCGAAGCATTAACGCTTTACGTGACCAGTATATACAAACGCAACAGATGAATCAGCCTTATTCTGATTTAGGCACTCAGTCTTTGGCTAACTTCGGAAATTATAAACGTGGCCCTAATTTCAACGAGCAACTACGACAAGGTGGCAACACTATTGCTGGTTCTCAGGCCGCTGGCGGTATGTTTGAATCCTCCAACACGGGAGACTACCTTGCTGGGTTTGTAAATGATTTAACTAGCGAAGATACGAACCGTCAATACCAGCAAAACTTAAACAACGTCAAGATCGGCCAAGGTGCTGTAGGCCAAATAGGTACAGCCGGTCAAAACTTCGGCCAAGGTGCAAGTAGTATTTACGGTAACTACGGTGATATTTCCTCACGTAACGCACTCAACTACGGACAGAATAGAGCAGACGCTTATGGTAATGCGGCTCAATTCGGTTCTGGTTTAGCCAACTATATAGGGAGCAGATAATGGGATTAGGTGGCTTAGTAGGTGGAATAGCTAGTATTGCCGGTGGTGTTCTTGGTGGTCAGGCTCAAAACGCTGCTGGAATATCTGCGGCTGAAAATGAAGCATACATTCAAGACCTAAACACGCAGTTACAGACTGACATATTCCAAGACCAAACACGGCGCAATCAACCGTATATGGAATTTGGCTACGGTGGTGTTAACTCTCTACGTGACGGCTACGACTTCAGACAAACCCCTGAGTACCAATACCGTCAGCAATTAGGTGGCGAGGCTCTTGGTCAACTGAGTCAGTTTAGCCCTGACGTGTTAAATTACGCTCAAGGTGAAATGGGGCGTGGTTTGGATATGTCAGAACAAGACGACTCATACGCTAAGATTATCGACCGGATTAAGATAGGTCAAGGCCAAGCGGCGACTTCAGGTCAAGGCGCTCAACAGTATGGCTCGGCTCTTGCAAACGCATACACGAGGGCTGGCAATACTAACGCCATGTCGAATATGTACCAAGGAAACAACCGGCAGAATATGATAGGACAAGGTATGCAACAATTATCAGGACTACCTGCTTACATGCAACAGCAAAACTACTTAAAGAATCTTCAGTGGCAGAACGACGCACAATATGGCCCTGTTCAGGGAGATTATTAATTATGCCTCAATACAATATAGACCCATTCGGTAAAATGATGGAAACAGAGCGCTGGATTGCTAGTGACAAGTTAAACCGTCAGCAGATTGCGAAACAGAACGCTCTTAGGGATATTCAACAGCAGTCGGCGCAGTTGGGTGTGAACGCCCTGCAAAACACTGCCGACTTCAAAGAAGCATACAGGCAGAACCCAGTACAGGCGCAAGTTGAGCGTCCGTTTGAGTATGCCAAAGCGTTCCCTAGTAAAAAACCATTGTTGAAAGATTTAGGCAAAGGGCCGCAGGGCGAGGCTGGCTTATATGACGTTTCTGATATAACAAAACCAGTGTATGTAGGCCCATCAAAGCCGACTAAATCTTTAGTTAATGTGAATACAGGTGGAGACACAAAGAAATTCGCAGAAGTCCTAGAAACAAATGCTGCTAATCGGTGGGGTGATTATACTACTGCGGCAAAAGCCGCTAATGATGCTAGGTCTTCATACGATCTTCAGCGGATTACTATTAAGTCTGGGCTTGAAACAGGTGCGCTTGCTCCATTAACAAATGCAGTCGCCGCGTATGCTGAAGGGTTCGGGATTAATCCAGAAACACTAAACCTACCAGACCCATCTAAGGGCCAGATATTTGAGGTTGCCACATTTAAGCAACTTCTTAATGCGTTAAAAGAACAGAAAGGCCCACAGACTGAGGGTGATGCACAACGGGCATTAAAGACATTTGGTGGTATGGGTAAGACAGTAGAAGCCAACCTTTTTATGCTTGATTATTTAGACGAAATAGCTGACCGGACAGAAGGTCGAATGGGTTATATATCTGAGTATGTTAAGGAAAATGGCGAATCAAGGAAAAACTTTGAGGCCGCAGAAAAATCGTATCTTGCACATAACAGAAAGTTACCATATTTTGCTGTAGGTAAAAAAGGTGCGCCAATAACATACGGAAATTATAGACAGAAGTGGCAGGAAAGTGGCGGTGATATGTCTATTGTTGATAAAAAATGGCGACAATTCGTAGCGCAAGGGAAATAAAAAATGGCTAACAACTCAAAACTTGGCCCAGTTTTCGACCCTACTACTGCGATTAAACCAGAGCAAAAAGCAGTTATAGGTGATGTATTCGACCCAACGGCAGGCGGGATTGATGATAAGCAAGAGCAAGATGTTTCTGCTCCTAATAAATCTTATACTTTAGGTGAGGCACTTGTGAAGGGTTGGCAGAACTTCTTGCCATCATTAGCCGGTACAGTGGAAGACATTGGTTCTGCTGTTGTTGCTAACCCTGTTGGTGCTGTTGGTGAACTTGCCAAAGTAGCCAATGGTGTTTTAGAAAAAGCTTTTCCAGAATTTATGCAAGACCCAGAACAGAAACAAGCCGCTAACCAAGCTATGGAGCAAGTATTAGGCAAATGGGGCTTGACAGAGAAAACAGGCTATGAGGATTTCAAGCGCAATTTAGCAGAGAATCCTGGTCCTATGGCTTTAGATTTAAGTGTAGCACTTGAGGGCGGTGGTAGTATGCTTGCACAACTTCCTAGGATGGCTAAAACTGGTCAGTCTATTGCAACTGCTGGCCGTATGATTAACCCTGTAAATGTCGCTATGGAAACTGTGAAAGCACCCGTCAGAGCAATCCCGCAAGAAGCTACAGAGGCGGCAGGGCGTAAGATGGTAGAGAAGCAAATGAAACCATCGACAACACTTAGGCCTCAAGATCGGATAGAGATATTAAACTACGCTGCGAGTGGTGGCCCAGAAGGTCTTAAAAACAGTAAACTAAGCGGTATACCAGTAAACCCAAAAGGGCTTAAACGTGTCAAGGACAGGATAGACTTTATCAACAAGCAGTTTGACGATGTAATAGAATTAGCGGCTACTAAAGGCGAAACGGTGTCAGTCGAGGCTGTTTTAAAGCAAGTTGAGAGAACGAGGAAAAACATATCTGACAATATTTATTATGATGAGCTTGTACCTCATGTCGATAAGGCTATAGAGTATCTTAGAAACCATAGGAATGTTTCTGGTGGCCGGTTGCCCATTGAAAGAGCGAGGGCAATGAAAACGGAAATATACAGAACGATAGACGGTGCATACGGAGAAATAAGTAGCGTTTCTGATGAAGTGTTAAAAGATGTTGCTCACGGTATAAATAAGCAGATATATGACGTATACCCAGAGTTGAAGTCTTTAGGACAAGAACAACGTGTTTTATTGACACTTAATAGGGAGCTAGAGAGAGCTGTTAATAGACTCGGAAATAATAACGCAGTAAGTTTACAAGACATAGGCACTATGGGCGCTATGGGGGCCGCTAGTGCTCCTGCGCCTGTCACGGTTGGCGCTACCCTAATGCAACGTGTATTGAGGGTTCCTACAGTTAGAAGCATCCTTGCAAAAGCATTAGCGAAAGCAAACAAGGTTCCTTTCGACAAGAGGCTTAAAGGTAAACTTCCGAACACGTTTAGGAATCTTTATGTGACGGAACAAGTGCAACCAGACAGAGAAAATTATGTAGAACAAACCTCATCAACCGGAGAATAAGATGAATAGACAGGTAAGTTTAGCGCAGGAAGTCGCAAAATCAACACCGCCTATCAGTGTAGCAGGAGCGCATATTTTAGGGGTACATTTCAGCGATTGGGTATTAATAATGACGGGGGTGTATTTAGTGTTTCAGATCATCGTTATTCTGCCGAAAGTTTACAGAACGATAGTAACAAGGCGTAAGAAATGAGGTTATCCCGCAAACAATCTGACTTTCTCTCTGATTTTGCCGTGTTGATTATCTTTATCAATCAGCAACCGAATATGTATTGTACTGCCGGTGAGTTATTTAGAACAGCGTATCAGCAACGAAAGTATTTGGAAGACGGTAAAAGCAAAACATTAAAGTCGAAACACCTCAAACGGCTCGCAGGAGACCTTAATATCTTCTACCATGGCTTACCTATATGGGACTACGAGAAAGACGACCAGAAGCGTGTTTTGAAGCCTGTACGCGATAAATGGAACAGCTTGCACGAAGATAACGATTGCGGGTTGAATTGGGGCTGGGATTTTGGGCATTTCCAAAGGAATTAATTATGGGTTGGTTTAGTTCACTATTCGCCGTAGATAAAGCGGCAGAGAATATCCTGGATAAAGACAAAGGGCTGTTAACGCAACTTGGCGGTTGGGTTGGTGGCTTTAGTCATACGGAACAAGAGAAGTCGGAAGACGCTCAAGTAACTCGTAAGTGGGCAACTGAGTTTCTAACCGCAATGGCTCCGTTTAAGATCATGCAACGTATCATGGTGACTATCATCATGTCGGTGTGGGCGTTCTATTGTCTAAATATGTCTATTGCTATTTGGATTTATTCTAACGATGTAGTAGGCGATATGATGGCGTTCATCAGCACCCCGTTTGTTTGGGTTCCAGTTTCAGGAGCAGTTACTTTATATCTAATGGGCGGCGTAGTGCCGAGCAGGAGTAAATAATGGGTTTAGGACTTAAACACGCAATCGCATTAGGATTATCACGGCGCATAGGATTCGGCGGTGGTGGTAAATTATTTCAGTTCATCATCAACCTTCTCACCGCTTCCAACACCTCAACCACCGGCAGGACTGTCTGGGGCTATGATTCCGATGGGACGGTGCTTGGGGCTGAGTTGGTGGCCAATGGTGATTTTTCAGCGTGGACAGCAGACGACCCTGATGGTTGGACGGTTATTGGTGAAGCTGGGGCTGACCCAATAGTTACAGAGGTTACTGGAGGCGCAAGGTTTTATTCTAGTGCTACAAGCGACAGGCCAGTTGTCCAGCAATCTATTATGGATATTGGGAAAACATACCAGATAACTATAGTGATAGATAGTATAACAAGTGGTTTAGTTGGTTACGGGACAGGTTCTAGCGCACCAAATTCAACTAAATCTATTGCTGGGACTTTTACATACATTGCAACACCAGCAAGCTCTGACGCTCAGAAGGTAGATATTCGTGGGGCTGGTGCTGGGCCGCATGATTTCACTATTTCAAGTATCTCCATCAAACAAGTCAACCCCCAAACCCTCCTGACCGTTCCCGCAGGTTACAATCTTCCAGCAATCACAGGTGGCCGGTTGGCTACTACTGTTGCAGATGGGGCGACGGCTGGCGCTGATGATTTTAATCCTACGACTTGGCTTAATCAGACTGGCTGGACAATCAACGAGAAAGTTACTGATGTCAAA